TACACCTGCGTCTGTCAGCGCCGATGCAAAGTCAGCAACAGGCCCCTTGCCTTTCATAATGCTATAAGCAGGGCTAAATGTTTCTAGCATCTTGCCAACATTGGCTTTAACAACTGGTTTCTTTTTCATGTTTGCGCCTTTCTTGTGTGCACTATTTTTCATAAGTTTTCCGTCTGGCATATAATGATAGCCTTTCGGGGCTTTTTTATTTCCTGTTAATTGCTTTGACATATTTGATCTAGATATGGTCATTTTATCCAATTAAAGAATATATGGCTTAAGGTTCCTATAGCGCCACCAATGGCAATCATTACCCAGAATGCGCCCTTCCACCTATTTGCTTGTGCTTTTAAATCAGAGACTTCTTTGTGCACATGCCGAACTTCATCCTGAAGTTGCGCTATGCGCTCTTCTAATCTTGCTAGGGTTACCTCTACCTTTTCCATCACGACTTCCCATACTTCTTATGTTTTTGTGATTTAGGTGGAGATTTTTTAGAACCGCTTGGGCCAGCCCATAATTTTTTGTCAGCCCAATAAGCGGCGCTCATTTTTCCCTTAGCAATGTTCTTGGCGTGGCGCGCTTTAAAAGATTTTCTTGCGGCGGGTGAATAGTTATGACCCATTGACGAATCGCCGAAATGGATTAGTTTAACCTTATCACCCTCCTTAGCAAGAACCATGCCTTTCTTTCCAGCGCGATCAGATTTGCGCGGCTTGTTAAAGCCAGCAAACTTTTTGCCTCTGTACTCAATTCCGCCCGAAGGTGTGCGTTTTACACCGGGATGTTTTGAAGGCATGCTAACCCCCTACTTTAGAAAGAAGGTTGCGCTTGCAATGTTGGTAAATGTCGCATGGATGTCTGTATCAAACAGCACGCCTTCATCTGGGATCATAAGATCGCCAGTAGCGTTAGCGTGAAAATCTAGCGTCATAATAGTTGTGCCTGACGCGCCGCCATCCTTCAAAACAATAGATCCTGTAGATCCGCCTGAATGATAGTGAATAGCGCACAAGCGCTTCCTGCCGCTAGCAACAGTACCTGTCGCAGTGACATAACTTACATTAACATCTGAGCCTGACATAGCGGCCTCCTATTAACCAGCGGAGACTGTTACTACGCCTGAGTTGCTCCAGAGTTGACCAGCAACAGACGGGTCAGCAGTTGGGAGATCTTTGATGATTACAACACTGTTGGTGCCATCATGAGTGATTGAAATGTTTTCAGTCTCAGCGCCAGTGGTTGCGTTAACATCGATTTCTTTGAACCCGCCCTTGGAACGGACTGGTCCTGCAAAAGTGGTATTAGCCATATTAAACTCCTGTAGTGGCTAGGATCAGCATTATGCTGTCAGGGTTATACTTTATTATACACAAAGAAAGGGCGCCCCGAAAGACGCCCTTCCAAAAAGTTTCTTGCCTAATTAACTTAGGCGCCGGGTGAACCGTAGATCCCAAGAGGATCGGATACGCCGAAACTGTAGCGCTCACGGGCTTTGTAGCGAACGTTGCCAGTATCGAAGTCACCATCCATTGAGGTTGACATTGCGGTACGGACAAAGTGCTTCATGCCGTTTGGAACATCGGTAGTGATGAAGAACGCATCGGTGTCTGTCAAGTAGTGGTTGACGCGATACCCTTCAGGGATCGAGCCATTGCTACGCAGAGCGTTGATGTCGTTATCAGCAGTACCAGTCCGCAGGTCTGTCTGAAGCAAGCGAGTTGCTACAAACATCAGTGCAGGTGGAACGATCAACTTCCGTGGGCGAGCGGCAATCAACAGACCGCGTTCATCAGTGAATGCGGCGATGTTGATAACAGCATCTTCCAAAGAAGTTTCGTTCAGGTCAGCCGCAACAGCAGGACGGTTAGCGTTGTTACCGCCAGCAACAGTTGGGTGAGAGGCGTTGAACAGGGTCACACCATCGCCAGATTGGAAAGTGGTGAAGCCAGTGTTCAGCAGTGAAGCCGCCTTGACCTGCTTGGTATAAGCCATGGCGCGAGCCAAAGCCTTTGTGTAGCGAGCGGAGAGCGCGTCATAGAGGTTATCCTCCATAGCTTCTTCGGTCACTGAGAAGCCCATTGCAACCGTTTCGTGGTTGTAACGAGCAGTGAAGGATTCCTGTGCATTGTCATAGGAAATCGCTGAACCTTCCGGCTTAACCGGAGCGGCGCCGAAGCCCGATAATTTCACTTCTTCTTCGAAGGAGCGTTCGGATGTTTCGGTTTCGTAGATTTCAGCATGTTCGTTTTCGTACTTATCGTATTCCATGCCGAACAGTGCATTAAGACCGGGCAACAGTTCCTTCAGGAGTTGTGCGCGTGAAATCGTCATTATTCACTCCTTATGCAGAACCAGTTGTTGAAGTGTGCTGGTGGTAGTTAAACTTACATACCAACAACGGATAAGACGTACCCTTTTCATCGCCTTGATCGCCACCGAGGTAGTCCAGAATCCGGATTGGGTTCTGAGGGTCAGTGCTGATTTCGGAGATGTCCAAAGCCACACGGCTAACTTTAAAAGTTGTGTTAGGTGCGGTTTGAACCAACAGGGTATTTTTGCCGTAGATGTCACCAGTGTTTGCAGGTGCTGCATCCGCTTGGATGACAAACTCTACATTTGGATTATCAACAACAAATGCCATTGCGTCAGAAGCAACAGTGCTTGCTGGCCACATTTGGCTGAAGGTCAGTTGACCGGTATTTGGGTCTGTGTAAGAACAACCCATGAAAATACCAACGATGTCGATTTCTGTCGTATCATCGCCAGTAGCGGACTGCTTTTCGATTGTCGTTGCAGTGCCACCGTCCACAAGTTGAACGATGTCGCCCATAGCAATGTTAGTGCCATAAGCAGATGCAATAGGATACTGGCGGAAAACTTCCTGAGAACCAGAACCTAAACGATTAATCGGACGCAGACCGAAAGGAGCGGCAGTTGAAGACATTTCAAAGTCCCTCTTCTCTATCTAGCCATTAAATTACAGTAAGCGTCCTAACTAAGGTCACTTACCAAACGAAGTTTTCGTAGACCGCTCTGGGTTCAGAACAGGCATACGAGGATCGGATTGACGTAGGTAATTGTTATCGACAGATTGAATCTGCGAATGCGCCATTTCATCGTGCGCTTCCCTACGGCTTTCCACATAATCGGTTGAGTTTTCGCAAAGTAGCAATCCTCCAACCTCAACATTACCTTCAAATCGAGAATCGATATCCGGCAACACTTGGAGCTCTGGGTGATCTTCTGCCCTTACTGGCGTCCAACCCTCACGAAATTTTGAAGACACATTCTTATTGTCGCTATCACCCATCATTGTGGTGCGAATCCAGCGATACTCTACGCCTTCGCGGGGTTCGGGGGTGGGCAACATAGTCGGTCTTTGCCAAGTTTTTTTTCTTCCCTCTGTTTCACGGGAAGCATTGGAGCGTGGGGTTCTATCAGACATTAGATGACTCCTTCAAGAGTTGCGCCGCATACTGTTCGTTAGTCAGGCCAAGCCTCTTGGCGAGAGAGACTTGCGTTGAGGTAAGTTGCACCCTGCGTGGTTTTTTTGCACTCCGATTAGCGGGGGCAACCACGGAACCAGTTTGGCGAGCAGGTGCGTCCTCAAAACTTTGCTCACCGAACTTGTCTGGAAATCTTTTCCGCATCTCATTATCGATGCGTTCATAATAAATTTCTGGTGATCGGCGCGGATCAATGCCATGAGTGCTGACTAAATCCTCATGCACACCATAGGCAAACGCCGTCATCATTTTATCTTTATTGAACCAGTCATTCTTTTCTGCCCAACGCATTGCGTGTTCATCTGGCTTTTGAGGCTGTGGCGCTTTTTTTAATTCTGGCGCTGGAGTCTCTACTTGCTTTTGAGGTCTGAAAGAATTAACCCGAAGTTTTTCTGCTTGAAGTTCAGAAAGTTTTTCTTGCGCTTCAACCAAAGCATCTGGGTCACCGCTTTCGTAGGCGGCTTTGTAGGCTGACTTTGCTTTATCTAGTTCTGCTTCAACCCGACCTTTAGCCTGATTAATCAGAACGCCTTCGCCGTCCTCAAGGGCTTTCTTGAGACGCTGGTTCTCTTCATAAATTTTTTGCGCGTATGATACGGCTTCATCTTGTAGCCGAGACGCTTCCTCTTTGCGGCGTCGCTCCTCGTGGAACTCATACTTAAGTTGCTTGATACGCTTTTGGACGTTCTCGCCATAGTTGGCAATCTCATCGTCCTCTGGAATATCAGGCTCCGCATCGTCTGCACGGCGCGGCTTGTTACGATCCTCTTCAGGAGTATCGTCTACAATTTCAAGTTCTATAGAACTTTCATCAGCACCAGATTTAATCTCGGTGTCGTCTTCGTATTTTTCTACTGGATCATTCATGCTCTTGTATATCCCCTTGGGTCATCGACAACTGCTTCGACAGTGTCATCGTTAATAAGGCGAAACTCTTGCTTTTCAATCTTAAACCGTGTGCCGGAGTAAGAACGAAAAATTACAAAGTCGCCTTCTTTACAATATGGTCCGTTCGGAAACTTACTTTCGTCTTTGTAAGCATCAGGGCCCATCTTGACCACGAATCCAATTACCGATGCGGTTTGCTCTGCGCTCTTAAGGGCGTCAGGCATATAAATACCGCTTTCAGTTTTTTCTTGGACTTCTAAAGGTTTAATTAAGAGTTTGTATCCAGAAGGATCTGGTATTTTAGTTGCGATCTTTTGATCGACTTCTTTAGTAGCAGAATACATCCGTCATCCTTGCAGTGATTGAGGTTCACAGTACCTAGCAGGCTATCGCCTGTAAGTCTCCACATTTTATAATATACACCACAGTTGACACTGTTAGAAGACCCCAGTCAACTTTCGATATACTTTTCCTCTAAGTCCAAAATGTCGCGCTCAACTAAAGCTAAAGCCTCAACCTTGCCAACCATTCTTTGGTACTCATCAAAGTTCGTGCAACCACCAGAAGCCATGTGGTCAGCCGCCGCGTTCATGTACTCCCGTAATTTAATCTTTAACGGTGTATACCCAGTAAGTGGTTCCGCCATATTTAGTCTCCAATGTTTTTAGCGATTTCAATACCAATCTGCATTCCGTCTTTAATCTCTTCCCGTCTTGCTTTGTCTTGCTCCATGGCAACCTTAGCGCCAATACGAGCGCCATCTCGCTGTTCTTCGGAGTCAATGCGCTCCTTCTGAATAGCAAGGTTAGCCGCTGACTTCTGCATATCGGCTTGCAACTTAGCCATGTCCATTTGAATTTTGTGCTGAAGTTCTTGTTCTTTGATTGCAAGCTCGCGTTGTTGGATTTGAGTAAGCGGGTCTTGTTGCTGTCGCATTGCTTCTTCTTGCGCGGCCTCTGCCTGATCTTTGCGAAGAAGTTTACCAGCCGCTTCTGCTGAAAGTCTGCTTAGTTCAAGTTCAATATCTTCTGGCAACTTAGCATCTTCATCTGGCAGTCCAACGCCAAGATTCTTTTCAATTTCTTTGCGATACTGGTACGCCACATGCTCAGTAATATGAGCCGCCATTGATGCTTGAATGGCTCCGGCAAATGGGCTTTGACCGACAATCTCTTGAAGTTTAGGATCTTGAGCGGCGGCAATATGAACTTGAATATGCGCCTCATGATCTTGATACTTGAACGCTTTGACTGGCTCTTGTTTCAAGATAGACATATTTTCAGACACAGGGTCTGCTGGTTTAATATCATCAGGAAGTTTGATAATTTCGTCAGCGTCCTTAATGCCCAGTACCTCTAGCATTTGACGGTGCAACTTACCCATATCGTACAGTTGTGGTGCCTGCTGTGCTAACTGAATAGCGGCCTGATACTGAACAACACGCTGTGACATTGTTACGGCATTTGGATCAGATACAGGTATAACATCAACCCGAGCATCAAAGTCAGCGCGGCGATCAAACTGTCCATCAAGTTCATACGAATATTCTGATGGCATGTAATCACGAATGATGGTTGCTAAGATTTTTAGCTCTCGCTTTAGTGAGGCATGAAGGCGCGCCTGAACACCAGACATAACTTTCATGCTACGTTCCATCAAGGCTAGGGTTGTACCTACTGGCGCTTGTGGATTAAGGTTTCCAACTTGAACATCCGCAACGGAGCCAATCCTTCTCCCCTCTTCCACGATATTTCCGAGAAGTTGGTATAGTACCGATGACGGCTCCTTGTAAGGAATAAATGCAATGCTATCGCGGATCGCACCACCCGGTACGTCCACGTCACGGAACTCACCCGGCATGAGAGGCGAATCATCGCCTTTAATACGAAGACCGCGAGCCTTGAGACCAGCCGGGAGATTAGATAGCGTACCCGCATCAATAAGTTGGCGAAGAATCGAGGTAGCGCTTTTGGCAAGGCCGCCAATGAGATGAATAAGGCCCGTGCCATAAAAGCCGAGACCCGGCAAATATTTGTAATGAACAAAGTGAAGTCTCTTTCTTTTCTTCTGGTCGTCCTCATACCAGTTCCTCCTGATAGACAATACAGTTTGTGAAGACTTGTCGATGGTCACAATATACGGGCGAGCAATGCCGTCGGGATCATCGAAAGGCTCAGGCATGTTCAAGTCAACATGCATCTCTAAAAGTGTAAAGCGGTCGTCTTCTTCAAGCACCGCCATCTCACCATCAATTTCATCATACTTCTCTTGGATGTCTGAGTAGTCTGGCTCAGGATCAGGAAGATCGACATCCAAATAAAACCCATTAACTTGAAGTTCGACAATTTCATTTGCTGTCTTTTTCATAACATGGGTGTAGCGTGGCGCTGTAGGAAGATCACTGGCGCCATAAGAAACAACAAAGTCTTCAGCAGGAACAAACATAGAACATGGGCGCTCCATGATTGGGTCATAGTAAACCTTCTTGAAAGCAGACCCAGCCAAAGGCAATCTAAATAACATCGTTTCCGTTTCGTCACGGTACTCAGACATCTCTTCAGTTAGCAGGTAATTCATCTCCTGCTCTATGCGCTGTCCCTGCTCAACCTTTTCTTGGTTAACGCGACCAATAATCTTGGTGCGTACAGGGCCGGATGCTGGGAACATCTCACCCATAGCCTGTGCTTGGAACCTTACAATCGCTTCTGTTAGAACTGGGTGAAACACACCTGACGCTCCCTGCCAAGGCTGTGTACGTTCTTCAATTTTCATTCCAAGTAGATCTAAGCCTTTAACATACGCTCGCGCCCAATCTTTGCGAGACATGCGGTCAGCGACAAAGTCGTCTACCAGTTCTGAGGCAAGCGCCTGTAAGTCAGCCTCTTCCATATACTCTGCAAGGTTAGCATCATGCTCAGGTCCAATAAGATCATCAGTTACCTCACCGCTAAAGTCAAAGATCATGGCCTCGTCATCTGTAGCAATGGCGACTGCTTCAGGGTTAACAACTTCAACTTGAACCTCATCAGTGTCCTCAATGTCTAAGTCAGATGGGATCATTGGTTTTTCTACAGGCATGTCTCATAATTCCTAAAAGAAAGTTTTATATCTGCAATATAACATATATTGGTTTTAATTAGTAGTATTCCACAGGTCTTCGATAGACTGGCTCATCGTCCCATTCATCCATCGCACTTCTAATCCATCCGCCTTGACGAAACCTCAGCATCGCTTGAGTAGTTGAGTCAACCAAGTCATCATGTTCCCCAGCCGGGAATGCCGCACACTCCTCAATAACTTCTTCCGCCCAACGCGTTGGCGGGGCCCACACTACACCGGATGCAAACAAATCAGTAACAGCATTTACCCTAGCAATCTTATCCTGTCCACGCGAAGGGGTAAATTCAGTCACAGGTATGCCCATCGCCCTCAGTTCAAAGATCAGTGGTGTACCTGCGGCTTTCGCTTCAACGATCATTTGATCAGGCTCAAACTCCCAATACTTATCGTATGCGGCTCGTTTAAGTTCTGGGAACTCTAGTTTCTCCTTGTAGGCGTCCAACAGTATCAAGTTTGGAACACTCATACCTTGTTCATTTGGATAATTAAAGATACCCCATGTTGTGCAAGCAGAATAGTCCGCTCGTTGCGTTTTAAGAAACGCTGTATCCCAACTTTGAATTATCGCTTCACACGGTGGCGGGCTTTCAGATTCCCATTCACGCCACCATTCTCGCTTAATGAGTGCGCCTTCTTCAGATGTTGGATCCTGCTGGTACTGTGCAGACCATTTGGATATAGGCAGTTCTGCTTTGAGTGCCTCCAACTGATCTATAGGCCAGAACTCGGGCCATAGTGGATCTCCTGACGGCATGATAGCGGGCAACTCAATTATTTCCCAATCATCGGCGCCATGTCTTTGCGTGGCTGACTTAATGATTTGCCCTGTCAAATCTCTAACAGACCACCGCGTCATAACTACAATGATCGCTCCACCCGGCTGTAAACGTTGTCGCGGTCCTGATGTGTACCACTCGTAAACTTTATCGTATACTTCTGGGTTGTAAGCCCCTATTGCCGCCTCTTGCTCTGAGTGCGGATCATCAATAATAAGAACGTCAGCGCCTTTACCTGTGACAGCACCGCCAACACCAATAGCAAAGTAATCACCCTTCTTGTTTGTATTCCAGCGGCCAGCCGCTTTTGAATCTGAAGACAGTTCAATGCCGGGAAACACTGATTGGAAATCATCCTGATTAATTAAGTTACGCACCTTACGGCCAAAGCCCACTGCCAGTTCAGCAGTGTGTGCGGTTTGAATAATCTTTTTCTCTGGGTATTGCCCAAGAAACCAAGCTGGGAAAAGGAACGATGCAAACTCTGACTTGGTATGTCGTGGCGGCATGTTAATGATTAGGCGCTTTAACTCACCCCGCGCCACACGCTCAAAGGCATCAGCCATAATCTCATGGTGCCGACCAGCAATAAACGCAGGCCACATCATCTCTACAAAATCTAAAAAATTTACACGAGCCTTTTCTTTGTTCTTTGCTTCCTCGTATTGCTCAAGGAGATCAAGAAACTTTTCCTGCTCAGATAGCGGAAGGTTTTTTATTTTGTCTTGTACGGATTGTAACTGATTCATCGATGTGTGTATTAACTCCCGATTTCTCACACTTATACGCCAGTGGCTTATAACCCAAACTTGCTACTACCGCCGCCATCTCATTTGTTCGCTTTAGGCATTCTTCGATGGTTTTGCTTGGTCCCCATTTATCTTTAAAGATAAGACATGACTCTGAGCTTAAAGTCAAACAAGCGTAAACCATGGCAGTAAACATTATTCAATCTGCAAACATCTGTTAACAATAACCGACTTCGCAATCTCCATTAGAAAAATAATCTCGGGGCCGCTTTCCCCACTGGTAGCAACAAATAAATTGTTTTCCTTTGTCCAGCCTAGCACAACAACGCTGTCTAGCACAGACTCCTCAGCAATAGCCTTCAGCATATCGTCTGGGTCTATATCCCCCATTCCATCGTTTTTAAAATTAACGCCGGGGAAGTTTATAACTTTGTTGCTCATTCGTTCTCCTTAAGGTGGGGGAGGAGCGTCGGGAGGACCACGCTCAACTCCCCCTGCGGGCAGGGGAGACATCAGCCCGCCCAACTAGTATATAACTATTTACTACTTATAACTAGTTATGTATATATATAATTATAACTAGTTATATGTTATTATAACTAGTAAGGGACGAGGGAGATTTTAATGAAAATAGAAGTTGTTGATGTTGTTGAGCATGAGGACGGTAGCGCCACGGTCACGATAGATATGTGCGATAAGGTAAAATCCGCCATGATATCTTCTGGTATTTGCCACGCAATCAAGGCTGGCTTAGAATATGCAGAGGAAAGCCTAAAGCCCCCTCCTGAAGAAGAGCTAGAAGATGGCTGGGAAACTCTACAGATGTACGGTGCCAACGATGTATCTGAAGAATCTAAACCTTCTGATAATTGATATCCCCAAGAATGCGTCAAAAACTCTTAGAAAGGCCGCAAAACTTGCAGGTAATGATGTAGAACTAGAGGGTCATCTAACTTATAAACAGTCAATGTACCATATACGGTACATTAACCCGGTTATTGCTTCAGTTATAAGACACCCGAAAGAAAGATTAGTCTCGGCATTCAATTTTATCTACGATGAAAAGTATGATCCTTGCAAATTTGTCGATGAAGTATTTAATTTGCTAGGTTCAAACGCGATATCTACCCTAGGTAGAGCGGCAAAACACGCTTTCAACCCCCAGTATCACTACCTAGATGGCGCCGACAAGGTAATACTCTACCCATTATCCGATATTGATAAACTATGTAGGGGCATAGGATTCCTAGGGGACATTCCTAGAGAGAACCCCTCCCCCAAAATTATAACTAGTGAGATGATTTTTAAGCATAGGGGGTGGCCTAAAGTTCTAGAGAACTATTCCCACGACTTCTATCTCTATAATTTCGCTAATTCTTTAAAACGCTCTCAGAGCCCCACCAGAGCGTCCAGAGTCTATCCTGCCTACCCTGCACCATAGTAGTCATCCAATCCCTCTCAGAGGGCGTTAAATCGTCCCACACTACTATTTCATGAAAGGACCTACAGCAAACTATACATTTCTCATCATCTAAGATGCAATTACCTTGGCAGATGTCTAGATTTTCTAGGATACTCATTGGTTGTGCATTTCACAGTGTATAGTGTGTCGTGTGCGCAGCGCCATAC